AATATTTTGAACCAAATGCAAATGGAATTATAGATTGGACAGAAGAGAAAACTAAAAAGAAATTAAAATCTTGGGCTAGAGAAACTAAAGGACATACTTGTAATGAAGATCCAATACAACCAGTATGTATGAAAGCAGAATGTAGGAAAAGAGCTTTTGGATATTTATCAGATAAAAAAAGAATCTTTCCAGCATTATCTGGATTACAAAAAATAACTTATAAAGAACCACAATATGTATTTAATGTTACATTACCTGATGGACAAACTACAAAAGAAGTTAGAGCAAAGAATATAAAACAAATTATTGAACTGGATAATATTAGAGCAATCATTGGTGCAGCAGCTGATATGGTTCCACCAAAAATAAGACAAAATGAATTTCAAGATATATTAGATAATTTATTTCCACCTAAGTTAACAACACCTCCACCAAAAGGTACAAGTGATGATGACTTATTAGAAGAATATTTAGGTAAATATTTGAATGGACCTAAAGCAGGAACTTATGCAGCATTTAAAACCGGTGCAGTATTAATAGAAGATCAACATGCATATTTTGTTTTTGCAAGTTTTTATAATTCTTTAAAAAATAAAGAATGGAAAGAGAATAGAGGTAAGACTGCAGAGGAAATGAAAAGATTATTTAATGCAGAGTTCGGTGTTAATAAAAGATTTCCAAAAAAAGATAGAGAAGATAAGTCACATAATCCAATAGCAGTAACCAAAGTATCTTTAGATAAATTTCCTGAGTTATTAGAAGATGGAAAAGAACCTGAACAGGTTATTAAAAATAATATAAGAGGAGAAAATTTCTAATGATTAAAAAGATATTTGGTCCTCCAGGTACAGGTAAAACATATACACTATTAGAAAAAGTTGATGAGTATATTAAAAAAGGAACTGATTTAAATAAGATAGGTTATTTTGCATTTACTAGAAAAGCAGCTAATGAAGCTAGAGATAGAATGTTAGAAAAGAATCCTGGATTAGATAAAAAAGATTTAAGATATTTTCAAACTTTACATTCGTTTGCTTTTCATACTTTAGGTATGAGTGAAGAAAATGTAATGCAACCCGTGCATTATGAACAGATAGGTAAAGAATTAAATTTAAGAGTCACGGATTCAGGTGATGAATCTGGTTATTTAAATTTTAATAGTGAATACTTTAGGTTAATTAATAAAGCTAGAGTTAAGGGTATATCTGTTGAAGATGAATTTAATACTAATGAATGGAGTGATGAAGTTGATTATGAAACATTAGGTCATATTTATTTAAACTATAATCATTTCAAAGGTGATTCATTATATGATTTTAATGATATGATCACTAAGTTTGTAAATGAAAAAGAAAAATGTAAAGAGTTTGATGTTATATTTATAGATGAAGCTCAAGATTTATCTCCAATACAATGGATGATGTTTGATGTATTAAAAGAAAAATCAAAAGATATTTATTTAGCAGGTGATGATGACCAGGCTATTTTTGCCTGGGCTGGCGCTGATGTAGAAAGATTTTTAAGTGAACCTGCAGAAGAAGAGGTGTTAAGATATTCAAATCGTATACCACCAGCAGTACAAGATTTAACCAATGTTATATTAGAAAGAATATCAAATAGAAAACAAAAAGATTATTTTCCAAAAAAAGATGTGGAAGGATCCGTTCAACATATATTTGATATGGATCATATTGATTTGACTCAAGGTGATTGGTTAATTTTAACTAGAACAACTTATAGATCTGATGAAATATCAAAACAATTAAGAACAAATAATTTATATTTTAAAAATAGATTCGGTAAAAGTTATAATACCAGGCTTTATAAATCTATATTAAATTTTAATGCGTTATGTAAAGGTGCAGCATTATCTTCAGCTGATGCAAAAGAATTAGCAGAGTATATAATAAGAGCTCCACAATTTAAAGACACACAAGCTTTATATAAATTAAATGATTTTGGATATCATAAAGATGATATTTGGTACAATGTATTTACTAAAGCAGACCAGGATGAATGTTTTTATATTAGAACAATGTTATCTAATGGTGAAAAATTATCACAGGAACCTAGAATAGAAGTATCAACTATTCATGCAGCAAAAGGTGGTGAATGTGAAAATGTAATTGTTGTTTTAGATAATGCTAAAAAAATAAGAGATTCAATTGAAAATAATATTAGTAAAGCTGATGAAGAACATAGAGTTTGGTATGTCGGCATTACTAGAACTAAAAACAGTTTATACTTATTAAAACCAAAGAAGGAGCGTTATGGCTATTCTTTGTGATTTTAAACCGGTCGGGATAGAGGGAATGTCTCTATGGAGAGTGGCAGCTTCATGCTCTAACGAGCGACGTTGGTTCGGGGCCTCAAAGTCCCAAGTTTTTAACATCCCTGTTAAATCAACAACTGCCACAACAACTATAAAGGAAAACTATGACAAATAAAAAAATGTTTGAGGATATATTTCCACAAAATAAGCAGATAGGTGGGAATCACTACACGGATTTTACCATTCAACCTTATGAATTCATTTCTAAGAACAACTTGAGTTTCTTTCAAGGAAATGTTATCAAATATGTGTGTCGTTATTTAAATAAAAATGGCATAGAAGATTTAGAAAAAATAATTCATTATTGTGAATTAGAAAAAAAGAAACTGAAAGATACCGATGACAAAAGAAAAAGGTAGACAATGGGATGGTAAGTCAAGACCATCAGATGAAACATATCGTAAACGTTGGAAAGAAATTTTTGGAAAGAAGAAAGAACCTAAAGATGTTGGTGACAGAATAGAAGAAGATATTAAAAATATAACTAAGGAAAAAAAATGAAAGTACCTTTATTTGTAGCACAAACAGAATGGATTGAACCAGAAGAGTATCCTGATTTAAGACAGTATGATGAAATAGCAATTGACTTAGAAACTAGAGATCCTGATCTTATCACAAAAGGTTCTGGGTCTGTAATAGGTAATGGAGAAGTAATTGGTATTGCTATAGCTGTTGCTGGTAGAAAATTTTATTTTCCAATTGCTCACGGATCAGGGAGCAACATGGATCGTAAAAAAGTATTAACGTGGTTTGCTGATACTATGGCTTGTCCAGCCATAAAAATTTTTCACAATGCTATGTATGACGTATGTTGGATACGTAATTTAGGTATAAAAATCAATGGTTTAATAGTAGATACCATGATTGCAGCAAGTTTAATTAATGAGAATAGATTTGCATATTCTTTAAATGCATTGTCTTGGGACTATTTAGGTCATGGTAAAAATGAAACTGCTTTAAGTGATGAAGCAAAATCTAGAGGACTTGATCCAAAAGCAGATATGTGGAAGTTACCACCAATGTATGTTGGAGCTTATGCAGAAAAAGATGCTGAGTTAACTTTAGAGTTATGGCAAAAATTTAAAACAGAAATTATACAACAAGATATAGAATCTATTTTTAATTTAGAAACAGATTTATTTCCATGTCTGGTGGATATGAGATTTAAAGGTGTGCGAGTAGATGCAGAGAGAGCTTCACAATTAAAGACTCAACTACAATCTCAAGAAGAACAATTATTATTAGAAGTACAAAAAGAAACGGGTATTGAACCACAGATATGGGCTGCAAGAAGTATTGCAAAAGTATTTGATAAATTAAATTTACCATATCCTGTTTCTGAAAAGATAAAAGCACCCTCTTTTACTAAAAATTTTTTAGCTGAACATACACATCCTTTAGTTCAAAAAATTGCACAAGCAAGAGAGATTAATAAAGCACACACAACTTTTATTGATACTATTATTAAATATGAACATAAAGGTAGAATTCATGCTGACATCAATCAAATAAGATCCGATCAAGGTGGTACTGTAACAGGACGATTCAGTTATAGTAATCCAAACTTACAACAACTTCCAGCACGGAACAAGGATCTAGGACCTATGATACGATCTTTATTTTTACCAGAAGAGAATTGTACCTGGGGTTGTTTTGACTACTCACAACAAGAACCAAG